TCTTTAGGATTTGCAACTTTCCATTGGTCTCGTAGCATTTGCGAATATTCTCGGCATTTCTCGAGTTTGGCTTCTCTTGCGCATGGCTCACTACAATATTTTACCTTTCGCCTTATAGTTTCAAATTGATTGTGGCATGACGGACAAATCTTTGGCACCGGTAGATTTGCTTTCTTCATAGCCGCGTAGTAACTTGCACTTCTTGTTCTAGCAGCTACACAATAACAGTCATAGGAACAGTACACTTGCTTCTGGAACCTTGTGAGAAATTCTGCTGAGCATATCACACAGGTTTTTTCGTTATTTTCCATGATTTATCATATAATTACTAGGCTTATACTGTACACCAATAAAATTAATCATTGATTTTTATAATAATTAGAATGATCTTATCTTGCATAAAAAAAAATATGAGAGGAGAATGAGTATAATCAATTTGAAGTAATTAAAATAGAAAGAATTATATCTTGAACCCTCTGAATATAAATGTTTATCTTGAACACCACCAATGTATACAAGCGCGAGATATATTTCTCTCTACTTTAATTACTTCAAATTTATACCCTAATTTTGAACGTTATATTTTTTTTCTTGAATGAGACATTCTACATTGGCTAAAATGCATTGGTGTGATATTAGAGCTCTACGCAGTATGATATATACATGTCAATAATTTACTCTCCTTCCAATGGAATGAATGGCAATACTATGTTAACTGATGTTGAAACTGGTTTTATATACTCACCTCGAGCTGTAGGTTTTACACTTGCATTGAAAAAGAAATTTATTGAGATAGCTCCTAAATATTGGCCCAATATCTCATTAATTTGCGATTTTGTAGGTATTTCTAAGAGTGCTTATAAAGCGCATTATATGCAAGATAAGGTGTTTCGTGCAATTATGGATTCTCTCATGGAAAAAGCAACTGATAGAGTTGAAGCTGCCATGGCTAATTATGCTCTAGAAAAAGGTAATTTCATGGACCGTATTGCCTGGCTTCGCGCGCATCGTGGCGAAAAATATAATGAAAAACGGATTGTCCAGGTAGATGTTAATATGTCAAAAGAACGTATAGATGCAAAGCAAGCCAGTCTGTCTCAAGCTATCGACGCTACTATCGTAGATACTGCAGTAGTTGAATCGATAGCCGAGAAGACTGATAAAGTTTAAGCAATCACTAATTCTTCTATTTGTTCATTTGCACGTTCCCGCCATTCTGCTGTGGTTTCCATATAACTGCATAAGTCGCAGTAGTGATCTTGCCTGTCATACGTTGTGAATCTTTCTAGACAATTCCAACATTCGCGAATGTGCATTATTTGTGGTTTCATTATAAGCTCCCTAAGTAGTTAATTAACTTATTTGCTATACTTACTGCTATTTCATAATTATCTTTCTGGTGATTCCAGCGATTATCGATTAACTCGTACAGCACGATATCGCGAAATGTTACGCTATTCAGCAGTACAATACTCGATACACGTTGGGGCACTCGTTTGTCCCGCGGTTTGCAAGTCGATGTCTGCATAAGTTACCTCCATTGCAAGTATTAGTAGCATGTATTTCATACGATAACCTCGCAATCCCTGAGATAAAAGCAATCTGAAACAGATGTTCCAAGTTCTTCTAGATCACAGTATTTAGCTAGTTTTTCTTCTGCTTCTTTTTCTGATTTCGCGAGTACAATATAATTACTATCTCTGTCATCAATTAACGTGAATAGATAGTATTTCATGATATTCTCCTTTATTTAGGTTGTAGGTTTATTAATTTTGTTCGTAAATCTCTCCATGGTTGATATTCTGGATCATTTTCGTCGTCGAATTCTATTACCCAATCAAGTACTTCAATTATTTCGTGCAGTGTATCATCATCAATTTCGAATTTCATTTATATCACCCCTTTCTAGTTTCATTACATTCCATCGTGTTACATTTTATAATTCTATTACTGTCCATGTTTAATATGCTAAATGTGTGTTTCCAGCATATTTTGCCGCGAAATTTTGGTCTGCAAGTATAGCAGTATTCCGCGGTTATTCCAGTATGTCGTGTTCTGCATTTTTTGCAGATTTTCACGGTTTCTCTGCATTGCACGAAGTTCATGCAATTCCTCCTTCTACTGCGTTTTTGTTATATCATCACTACATACCTGCTTTATACAGATCTGTAGTGTGATGCAACATCACGCAATTTTTGGATTGCTTATTTTGCTAGCAATTCAATCAATGCTAATTCTGGTTTTTCATCAATTCTCACAATTTCGTTAATTTTATCACAAATTAATTTTGCGATAGAATTCGCGTTTTCTTTTGTCATTTCTCCGTGTTGTACAAGTATATCACTTGTTGCTTTATTTGCAAGTACCATGCGAAGTGTCAGATTCTTGACTACGATTGTATTTCTCATTTAAGTCTCCTTTTATTTCAGTATACGTATCTATGCAGAGATCTTGAATCTATATTTTAGAATAGATCTTATTTAAGCGAAAATTTTGTGCATTTTATGTTTTCGCATTCACATTATATCATTAGTTCTTGTAAATTTTTGTTAACTTTTGTTAATATTCTCAAAAGTATTGACATTGCATCATTTTGGTAATTAATTTTTTATTTATTTATAAGATTATTGGTGCTAGAATCTTCATACTAACATCCGCTAACATTGTTAACTTTTGTTAATTTATGAATCCGGAACCCAAAAGCTCAATCGGGGAAAAGCAAAACACAAATCTACGTCTATGGGTCTGGGCATGAGCAATTATTTCCGAAAAACAAAAAGGCCTATGCCAATGTACATTGGTACAATACCAATACAACTAACTTATTGGCGTACACACCAATGCAAATGTTGTATCTTCCTTATAGAGGGTCCCAGATCCTCTCGCCAATGATTATTATTCAAGGAGGAAGTGCTAATGACCATGGATCAAATTGAAAATATCTTCCAGTATCATAAACCTTTTGGCGATCAAGCTGAAAAATATCAAAGCATAAGGTTGCTAGCAGCCGACATGGCAGGATTCATAAACCTTAAGTGTCCTGAATCTAGAGAGAAGTCACTTGCAATAACAAACTTACAACAAGCAGTCATGTGGGCGAATGCTTCTATTGCTATCAATGAAAAAGAAACTGCGTAAACATAAGCTTTCTAGGAAGTGTTGGTGTAAACCTAGAATATTAAAAATGGAGACAAAGGAGACCAAATGAGCATTGCACAAAGTGAGGTAGTCGCGGTTGTAGCAGGGTTGCTGTCGGACCCAGGAACCAGCTCCAAGGACGTGCAGAAGGTAGTTGCTCGTGCCATTGATTATGTTAAGGAAGTCTCGTTCCAGGTGAAGAAGGAAAATGATAAAGCCGTTGAGACGCCGAAGAAGGTGTAGGTAAACAAACAGTAAGGAGACCTCATGGCTAAGAAAAAAGCGAAGAAGAAGATGCCAAAAGGGAAGATGTGCTAGACGGTATTGAAGCAGGGGGCAACGCACCGCCTCCTGCTGTTCCCCTGGTGGAAAACGACCCACTGGCCTTAGCAGCAAAAGCAGATGTAGCTTCGGACGGGCATGCGTTATTGCTTAAAGAGCGACGGGTCTGTCAGCAGGATCCCATGACATTGCTCCGTCTCGGCTACTTGTACATTCGCACGAAGAAGAAGACTTTGATCCCGCTAATCCCCAACGAGGTGCAGCAGATGGTGTTGGACAAGATTCGGGAATTAAGGATCAAGAAGCGGCCAATTAGGATCGCGATCCTGAAAGGCAGACAATTTGGAATATCTACTTTAATCGAGGCGATTATCTATGCGTTCACGAGCCAGCAGCCAAACACGAATTCGCTCATTATGGCGGATGATGAAGGCGGTAGCAGGTATCTCTTCGAAATGTCAAAGCTCTATCATGACGAGCTCAAGCTCCACGAGAGCCACCTTGCGCCTGATAAGAAGTACTCAAACGACTTCCGTTTGGAATTTGATAATAGGCACTCGCAGATTCTTATTGATACGGCCCGTAACGTCGACGCAGGACGCAAGTATACCTTCCATATCGCGCATCTTTCGGAGGTTGCAAGGTTTAAGTCATTCCTAGATACGTTGTTGTCATTGATGCAAAGTATCCCTGATAACCCTGAGACCATGTGTTTCCTCGAAACCACTGCAGATGGGGAGAATGATTTCTGCACCTGGTGGCGCCAGAAGGAAGATGAGGGCAAGCGTGGGGAGACCGATTGGGTGCTGATGTTCCTGTCTTGGAAATACCATAAGGAATACAGTAAAGAATTTGAGAATGAAGCAGTTAAGGAATACTTCATCAAGTCAATGAGTAAGATGGAGAAGGAGATTCAGAACGAGCACCAGTTAACATTAGAGCAGATGCATTGGCGTCGTAAGACGCTAATCGACAAGTGCAATAATAAGGAAGACAAATTTAAGCAGGAGTACCCGCTGACAGCTGATGAGGCGTTTATTACCTCTGGGAAGCGGATCTTTGATGTAGCAAGTTGTAAGCCGCAGATTAAAAACATCATGCCGTATAAAGCACGAGGGGAGGTAGAGTTCAGTGACAACAGACCATTCTTCATTGCAGCAGAAGATGGGTACCTTAAGATTTACAAGTCTCCCGTTCGTAGTCACAGGTACCTTATTGCTGCTGATAGCAGTGATGGTATCCCAGGCGGGGATCCAGCATGCGCGCAGGTTATCGACGTTACTACCTGGGAGCAGGTGGCTGTGCTTCATGGAAACATACCTCCAGATATTTTTGGTACTAAACTATTTGCTCTTGGTGCTTTTTATAATTGGGCTTTTATTGCTCCCGAAGTTAACAACCAAGGTCTCGTCACAACCCTTAAAATTAGAGACTTACATTACCCGCCGCATAGGATCGCCCACCATCAGCGAATAAACTTTGATATTAGTACTGGAGAACGCAAAGAATACGATGAGCTTGGGTGGCAGACTAGTGCAAAGACAAAGCCAATCATCATCTCGGACTTGCAGGAGTCGTTGAGAGAAATCCTGTTGGTGTTACATGATGCAGATACATTGGCAGAGATCAATCATTATTCTTTATTGGCGGATGGTACGTGGGGTGGTTCCGGTGGTTGGCATGATGATAGGGTCATGTCCTTAGCTATTGGTGTTCATTTTGCCAAGAATGCAATATTATATATTGGTGGTATTGGCGTGGATGCCAATGAAGAAGATTCAACGCCAATGCATACTAGAACAACAGGCTATGGATAACAGGAGAATAGATCATGCTAGCAGTGAAACCAGTAGGAAGCAAGTTATATGTTCAGATTCTTCAGGAATCAAAAACACGGTCAGGTCTGGTGATAGTACGGAAAAAACAAGAGTGGCAAGAAGAAACTTTGCAAGCCCGAGTGGTCTCAGTTGGGCCAGAATTATCTTACAAAGAGATATTGCCTGGTATGGAAGTTATCATTGCGGGCCATGCTGGTAAATGGGTTGATCCGTATTTAACACCAGATCAGGATAGCATGTTCAGGATTATTGACCAGGACGAAGTTGTTGCCTATCTAGAGGAGGTTCAAGATGGATGCAATGCCAATGAAAGCGGTAGTTTACAGGAAAGCTCAGAGCAAGTTCCAACTTGATTTTGGGGCGTGGTTTGCTGATCTAAAGGTACAAGAATTAATTTCTATTACACAAAGTGAGTCTGATGGAAACGTCACAGCAACCATTATCTATAGATAAGTTACCAGGAAAAGATAATCAGAAGATTAAGCGTTATACATTTATGGGGTTCCACGTTTACGTGGGGATGAATGCCTTATCAAATGAAAAGCTTATCACTGAACACGAACATAAAGGTTGCCTTTGGCTACATGCTTTCGGTGCTAGCGGTGCTCATGTTATCTTGTGTGCTAACGGGACTGGCGATGTATTTGATTTGCCTTCTAAGCGGTATGCCGCTTCGTTAGCTTTAAAATTTTCTGATCGTAGTTCGAAGACCATTTCAGTAGCTCCGCTAGAAGATGTTTACAAGCCGCAGCATAGTCGGGTTGGTGTGTTTAGAACCTGGCGACAAGAAACGATAAGCATTCAATAAGGGGATAACATGGTTGACTCAGGTGACATTAAAGTTACAATTGAAGGCAAGATGTTAGAGTGTTTAATTCCGTTGTTTAATCCAGATAATGATGATACTAAAGCTAAGATTGTGGCGTACGGCGCGTTGAAGGTTGCTGAGGAGCAAGTGTCAATTTACTTTATGCGTCGCGAAATGCAACGCCAAGCATTGTTAAGAAATAGTAGCATTATAAAACCAGGATTAGCTTAGGGGCGCTCTATATAAGGAAGGGAGAAAAACTCTCATGCCTTGGGATATTAAGAAGAATCCAAATGGGTCGTATACTGTGACTTCTAAGAAAAGTGGACGAACAGCACACGTAAAAAATAAGCAAAGCCTGCGTGGCTACCTGTATCACGCTAGCCAGGGCAAGGATAAAGGGAAGGTGAAACATGGCTGATCGAGTTGCTTCTAATACTATGTGGACAGCGCAAGAACGTAAGAAAATAATTCAATTTTATAATGTTTCTGATGGTACAGGCGAATCTTCAGTTGTTAAGATTTCTCGTGCGGCATTAAGTGGCCCATCTTCGCCAATTAGAATTTTACGAATTTGGGGTTCTGCCCTAGGTATGACTGTTAATATTTTTTTTGATGCTACGAATGATGATTTAATACATCAAGTTTTAGATGGACAACCAATTTATTTTGATTACAGAGATTTTGGTGGGTTAAAGGACCCGCAATCAGCAGGTACTACAGGTGATGTTTTATTCACAACTGTAGGACATACTCTTGGTGATACATATTCTATTGTAGTCGAATTTACTTGGTGAGGAGGAATTATGTCTATTAGAAAAGAAAATAATGGTAACGATATGGGTGAGCCGTCAAAAATAGCTGCTAATCATGGTACTATTGTATCTACTCCGTCAGGCCCGTTCAAGAATGGAATTAGTCAATTGCCAGAATTAAATGGCAGTAATAGTTATCCAAAGCAGGGGCGAATTAATACTGGAAAAGATAAGTTGGATGTTGTCCCCTAATGGCTGATACAGTAGATCAATTACTAGATACTCCTACCATTGACGATGGAATTGTCGTTGTACCCAAAGATTTTCCTGTTATACCAAATGATATTAAAACTAAAAAATCACCACCACGAAAAGTCGGTCTTAGTCGTAAACTTCTTAAATTAACTGACGCTCAAAAAGCCGAAGTAACAAAATATTTATCTTCTGCGTATGAAGAGTGGGTTGCTAATACAAGTTTATTACACAGTAAGCTTCGACGAATTAATGATCTAGTTGAAGGTGTTAAGCAACCTAAAGATTTTCCATGGCGTAATTGTGCTAATATTCATATCCCGCTAATTGAAATACATTTAACTATCTTGCATTCAGTTGCTTCGTCAACTATGTTAGAGATGGAACCAATGTATATGATAAAGCAGTTACTTCCAGGTGGTGAGGAAGTAGACCTAAACATTGAATTATTTTTGCACTGGGTTTGCAAGATTCAATTAAAACTTGATGAGGTGATAAGTGATATTTTCTGGACGACATATACTGATGGTACTGGCATTGGCGATCTGGATTGGGTCGCTGAGTATAGCCGTCGCTACGATTGTAAAACTTTCTTATCGATTGAGGAGTTTACAACAGAGTATCCAGATGCTGATTCAGCAGGAGTAACCCAGAAAGAGTATGACGAGTATATAAATGAGCTTGTATCTGGCACAGAAGGCATAGAACTTGAAATTGAAGAGACTGTGCCTAAGTACGTAGGGCCTAAACTTAGGATAGTACTATTAAAAGATTTTGTTGTTATACCGACACCATCACCCACTTTAGAATATGCGCAATTTATTGGGGATGTTTATGTACAACGCGCGGATTATTTTCGTTGCAAAGAACGCGATGGTTTTCTTGATAAAGTAGAAATGGATAAGATGTTGAAACAATCTGGATTATCTACAGCAGTAGATGCAATTACTGCTCAGCAAAATAGAATCGAAGGATTAGGTAGTACTCGTGTAGTTCCAGCTGATGAATATAAGATTATGCAGGGTATCCTTAAAATGGATATTTTTAAAAAAGGTTATGAAGAACAATTCATTATAAAATACCATAAAGAAACTAATGCATTACTGTGGATTGAGAAATATCCATACTGGCATAATCGTAGTAAGTATATTATTTGGAGATTTAAGAAGCGACCTAATAGGTTACTTGGTCAAAGTTTATACGATCAATTAGTAGATATTAACGAAGAGGTAGATACCCAACATCAGCAGAGAATTGATTCACGAACAATTACAACTGTACCATCGTTTAAGAAATTAAATACTTCCGAATTTGATCCAACTCGTAGGGATCAGAAATTTTTTCCAGGCGTTACTTTTAAAGTAACAAATATGTCTGAGATTCAGCAATTTGATATTAAGCAGACAGACATGACAGAGTCAATGGGAGAAGAGCAGAATTTGTTCATGATTGCAGATATGCGTACTGGCGCGAGTCAGTTGCGCTCTGGGCGAGAGATTTCAAAAGATCCTCGTGCAAGTGGCAAGAAAACGGCGTTGCTGCTGCAGCAGTCCAACAACCGTATTGATGACCACATGAGGGAGTTAAAACTTGGTTCTATCGAGCTTGCCGCTCAGATTTTAGACTTATATTATCAGTATTCCCCAGAGTCAGTTGTTAAATTTGCTGCTAATGCGTATGAACCTGAAACTGGTGAAGTTGCGGGGCAAGTCGCTAAGGAGATTCAACGTGTTAAGCTTCGTAATAACAACATGCGTATTGATGTCACCAGGACTTCGGTTTTGGACAATCCTGACCAAATGGCGCAACGTTCCATGGTGCTGCATCAACTCCTTATTAACGAACCACTTATCGGGCAAAATCTTGTTCGAAGACGGGAATCTTTGCGTCGTCTTTTACGGAGCATGCGGGAGAGAAATATTGAAAAATTGTTACCCACTCTGGAACAATACGCAAAAGAGATGATGATCCAGATGCAATATGGAAATCCCAATAGTCCAATGATGCAGAATCTTATGGCTACAATTTCGCAGACAGGTCAGGAGGCTGGTGCCTCTCAAATTGAAGGTACAGGCAGTGGACCAGCAAGAACTGAGATAAGTCCAAGGACGGTAAATCCATCATGAAGGAGATAACATGCTAATAGAACAGGATATACGAGACCAAGCAAAAGTTGAAATTCAAGAGAAAATAGATTTTAATAATCAGATAATTATGGCAGCGGCGAAGTATGAACGTGAAATAAGTCATAAAGATTTTCTTGAAATTCTTAATGATATGAGACGAGTTAAAGAAGTTTTAGATAATGAGCTTCTAACGTTAACAGATCAAATACTGGTAACTGATGATCCCATTGAGAGGCAAACAATTCAAAATGAATTTATAGCAAAAGCAATCCGTAGGATGGTTATTAAAGAAGCTACCTCATATCCCGATAGAATTATTCATCAGGCTTCGTTAGCAAAAGAAGAAAACATAGAATTAAATAACAAGTTAAAGGAGAATAACAATGCTACCGGTAATTAAAGACCCAGTTGAAGAAGAAGTAATTAAAGATAAAGCTGAAGAAGCTTTACGCATTGCTAAGGAATTAGAGGAGAAGATGAAACCAGCTCCTGTTGAGGAAGAGCCGGAGATTGATCCTGCTACTCTTATTAATTCTCCTGATTTTAAAGCTAAGGCAAAAGAAGCAACTGGAATGACTGATGCGCAAGTAGATTTTGTAATTAGAACAGCTAGTGTAGCGGCTGCAGCTGGTAACGAGAAAGCTGCACTTGCTGAAGTTAAAATTAGGCATCCTGATTTTCAGAAATTTGAGGCTTCTATAACTGCTGAACTTAAAAGTTATCCAGCTGATAAACGCGGTAATGCGGCTATTATCGAAAAATTATATTATGTTGAAAAGGGAAAAGAAGCTGAGAAGAATCCGGGGAGAATTACAGTGCCAAGCAGACAACCTATTCGTGGTTCAGGTCCTACTGGCCAAGGTTTAGATAATGGTAGTCATGAAAAAACTGGGGGAGTAGAGTCGCTAGATGATGAGGAACGTTTTGTTGCACGTAAAATGGGACTTACTGCTGCTCAATACGCGAAATCTAAAACTACAAGATTGGTAAACGATTTAATAGAATGAATGATATACACCCGACTGAAACCGGTGGAGATGGGCGTAGGATTATAGAACGCCAGCAAAAACCTGGTGATCCTGTAAAACATATTATTAAATGTTATCAGTGCGGGTATTCGTTCATGGAAGATCGAGATGAAATGTCAGAGTCAGAAACTGATGGCAATGAGCTCGTTACAACTACTGTAACTATTGCCAATACTCAAAGTAAGTTACCAAAGCCACTGCAAGGTATGACTCGTTGGGCATTAACTTCTAGAAATGTAGTCGAACCAAATGTAACAAGTGGTTGTCCGCTATGCGGTACATATAATCCTACGGGAATTGGGGATGAGAAAGATTTCTTTTCAACAGTTGATTTGTCAGACAAGTAGTATACTTCAAGTTTTACCCTCCAGCAAGTAGCACACTAAAAATAACCTACAATAGGAGGATTCGAAAATGATCTTCGCATATGACTTGACTGGAGCTGAACCAATTATCCGTGATGTTCCATATTACGGAAATGGCGCGGCTATCTTAAATGGTGCGGCTGTAATGCGTGGTGCTACCCCAGGTACCAATCAGGGTTTTGCCATTGTTGCTACAGGTGCACTTGCCAGCCTCATTGGAGTTACCAATGAGTTGAAAGCTTTGGTGGCTGCTGGAGCGGATTCAAAACAAGACGGTACTGCGTATACGCCAATGAAAGTTATTATTAACCCGTGGGCGGTTTATCGTGCGCAGTATGCTACAGGAGCTATTGCAGTTGCTTCTTCTTCTACTACAACTGTTACTATCACGTCGTTGGAAGATGATATTGATGGTGGTTGGTTGTTTGGCAGTGATGGTCAGTTGCAGTATCTCACGGCATCAGCTTCTGGTAGTTGCACGTCTAAGACTGCTACTGGTTGGACTTCAGCTATTACAGTTCAAAAAGTTCTGCCAATGTGGCATTTGCTCGGTACTCTTGGCGCAACTGCAGTTAATCTTGATCATGCTGCTGCAGTTGGTTCAGGACTTATTTCGAACTTGGATAATTATGTCCAAGCGCGTGGTATTCCTTTACAGCGACTTGATCCTACGAAACATTCAGGTTTAACGCTTACAAGTGGTAAATTGTTCTCAGACATTCATTTCAGAACGCTTGCGACATTGATGCTTGCTTAAATAATAAAAACCCTGGGGGAGGTAATACTCCCTCAGGGATTCTAATAGGAGGATAGTAAAATGCCACTTATCTCAGAAAACTTCGGTAATCTGCTTGAGCCTGGTTTGCGTAAAGTATTCGCGCAAGTCTTCCTCAGACAGAATTCGATGCTGCCTACGTTGTTTAATATGCAGACATCGGATAAAGCTGTGGAACATGATCTTAGCATGGGTGATACTTCGGACTTGGAAGAGTTCACTGGTAGCATTCCGTACGATGATCAGGGAGAGAGTTATAAGACGGATTACGAGCATAAGGAATACGTTCGTGGTATCAAGATTGAACGTAAACTAGTGCTTAATGATCTATATTCTCAGATCAATCGGAAACCTCAGGGTTTAGCTTTGGGTGCTTTCCGCCGTAAAGAAAAAGATGGAGCTAGCGTGTTTAATAATGCCACTAGCGCAGTTGTGCTTGGTGGTGATGCTGTTGCGTTAGGTAGTTCTGCTCATCCGTCAAAGAATGGTGGAGCAAATCAGTCTAACTTACTAACTGATGCATTGTCGCCTACGGCTGTGGAAACAGCTCGTCAGACGATGATTGCGTTCAAGACCGATCGGGATAATGAAACAACCGTTATTCCTGATATGATCTTGGTGCCGCATCAGTTGGAAGAGACTGCTTGGGAAATCATCAATAGCAAAGGTAAGGTTGACACGGCGCAGAACAACGCGAATTTCCATCAGGGCAAGTATAAGCTTGCTGTTTGGAATAACTTCCTTACTAGTGCTACTCGGTGGTTCATGATTGACTCTGAGTTGATGAAGATGTTCTTGAATTGGTTTGACAGAGAACCGCTGGAGTTCTTCAAAGATCAGAACTTTGATGTGCTGATGGCGAAGTATGCGGCGCATGCGCACTATTCGTTTGGATGGTCTGACTGGCGTTGGGTGCTAGTTGAAAATGCATAACAGTTAAAAATAATCAGGAGGTATTATCATGTCACAGGAAGCAACGAAAATCGCGCCAAAGATGTCTGAAGACGATCGTAAGGCTCTACAAGAGCAGATTGCAGAAGATGAACTTATCTTGAAAAATCCAGATGGATTAGCTGCTGCAGATGCTATGACTGGAAATCGAGAGATGAAGGATTCTATTCGTAGAAAAAAAGAAGCTCTTGGGCGCGATGAAGACTTAATCGCCAAAGGCGAAGAAAAAGATCGGATTCATGCTCGTATCAAAGAAATTGAAACATTAATTAAACCGCACATGCCTACTAAAAATGAGATGTGGAAGCGCATGGGTACAGATGAGTCAAATGATGCTGTTAAAAAGAACATGTACTTTCAGAGTAAGTTTGCGCGTGAGATTAATGAGTTAATTAGCTTGAAACGCCGACTTGAGCCACAGGATCCTTTGGCTGGTTCTTTAGAGAGGATACGTCCAAACTGAGGAGGTTTTTATGAAGAAGTTATTGTGGCCAATGGTTGCAGTTATCATTGGTTTGGTCAGTGTCGAGGTGCATGCTTGTGCATCTACAGACATTATGTGTTATGTTGTTTCTGCTGTACAGAAGTTTAGAGTTGATAGAAGTGGTAATTTGACAGTAGCTGGTACCAGTGCCGTTACTGGCGCTAGTACATTTACAGGTGCAGTTACTAACAGTAGTAATGTTACAACTGTCGGTAAGAGTATCCAAACTCCTCAATTAATAACAGGAGTTTCGTCGACGACTACGTTGTCCCCTACCGGTACTTACGTTCAGTTAGCTTCTACAGGAGGTCTCGTTACCGTAGGTCAAGCAACTGGAAACGCTGGACAGACTTATTACCCAGCTATTGCAACAGCAACTGCTACATCAGGGCAATATGTATTGTTCTTTACTACTGGAACAAGCGGGGTGGTGATTAGCACAGGCGCTGGTCTCGGGTCCAATAATGGCGTTGAAGGAAGTTCTGCATTCTTGTCCACGGTAAGACCAAAGGTCTTGGAGTTTATTTTTGACTCTGCTAATAGCATGTGGAGAGAAGTACACGACTAATTAATGGAGCAAGCCATGAAAAACGGCAAGCCCAGAATTACAAAGCTGCCAGGAATAGTAGTAGCGATATTACTATCCTGGTGGCTTGTTGTTCCTGCTCATGCATTAACTGCTGCAGAAATTATTACTCAAGCCAGAGTTTTGCTTAATGATAGTTCTGCAGATACTGCTAGGCAGAGATTTTCTGATGCGCAATTACTAAGTTTCATTAACGATGGTCAACGTGAAGCTAATATACTTAGCGGTTGGGTTTTAAAAAGTAGTTATACAGTAGCATTAGTTGTAGGAACTACTGAATACGCGCTACCATCAGATTATCTAACTACATGGAGAGTTACGTTAGACGGTAAGAAATTATATCAAACAAACTTTAATCAATTAGACGCAGATTCAATTGGCTGGAATCTAGCTAGAGGTAAACCATCGAAATATTATACTTACTTTAAAAATACGCCAGTAATTGGTTTTCAACCTGCACCTACAACTGCTTCAACTGGTACTGCTGTAATATACTATAATCAGCAACCAACAGAAATTACTTCAACTAGTAGTTCTCCATGGAATGGTTGGATTATTTTATCTCCGTATCATTCTGGATTAATTTATTATCTCGCTTACCGAGGATATTTAATTTTACTCGATGATAAATTAGCTATGGTTTATTTTAATGAGTATTCTGTTTATGTTAACAGCATGAAGGAAGCAATTTTGAAAATGCCAGATTTTAATCCTGGACTTACAGGGTCAAGGATTCAATGAAAAAATGGTTACTCGTGCTATGTTTAGGTCTTAATTGTTATCTTCATGCAGAAGATAAACAGTTACCTTTTTCTAATCTTAGTGGGGGATTAAATAGCTATTATTCTTCGTTAACTATAGATGATGCACAGACAAAAAGTTCTTTAAACGTTTTATATGACGTAGATAACGCAGTAGATAAAAGAAAAGGTTTTACTACTTGTGGTTCCAGCGCTGCGTATTCCTACGATGGTGAATGGACTTACGTTGATAGTTCAAATAATTCCTGGATAATTGCACGTTCCTCAGAGTCAATAATAGCCGCTAGTACCCCCTGTAACTTCACTATAAAAATTGCTACTGTTTCGGCTAGTAATAAAGTAAATGCAGTTAATTCATTTGGCAAGATATACTTTGTTGATCAGACTCAGGGCGTTTATTCTTGGGATGGCACAGCTACTTCCTACATAGCTGGTTCCCCGCGCGGTTCTGTAATAACTGAATTTAGGAATAATTTGTGGGTAGCCGGAGTAGCTGTACCTAATGCTAATTTGTTGTATAAGTCAAAGTATTTAGATGGTACTGCGTGGACTACTGGTGCTCTATCAACCGACCCGCAAGTATTTACTATAGGTTTGCAGGATAATTCAGATAGCATTTCTTCGTTATACTCTAGTTATAATGATACTTTAATCGTATTTAAAACTCATATTATATATGGGATGTTTGGTTATGATAACGTAGATTTTAAATCACGTGTTTTGAATACTGAGGTGGGTTGCATAGAACATCGTAGCGTACAACCGTTCTTAGGCGGATTAGTATTTGTAAGTTTGCGTGGTATAGAATTCTGGGACGGAGTTACTGCTACAATTATTTCTAAGTCGGTAAAAGATAAAGTAGATATCGCAATTAAGACTAGCGGATTTTCAGAACAATCATGGGCGCAGTCTACTACCAACGATTGGAATGCTGGAACGATAGTAAATTTAGACACCGTAACTTATTCTCCTGGATTAGCTTTAGTAAATGTAGCAACTACTGTACCTAATAATTCGTTTGAGAATGGAAATTCTAGCTGGACGTTTGGAACTAACTGGTCTAATGTTACAGCTGCAAATGGGGCTACATGTAATTATCCGCCGTATGATGGTACTCATATGGCTAAATACGTAGCCCATTACGGTGATTTCGGTATAATTGCATCAGTAGTATATTCCACAAATACTTCTTTTATTATTTCTTCAGGTACTTATCAAGATTCTTATCCGGGTTGCAGTTTTTATTTGCAAACACTTAATTATAAGGCGACTTTAGGATCTAAAGTTCAATTAATTTTTACTGATTTATTAGAAGGAAATCAATTAATTTCTAATCCATTTTATCCTAATAATATTGCTATTCAATGGCGACAAGCATTTGATACTG